CTTCACGCTAGTAACAGCATCAGTCACGGTCCACAGGCCGCTAGACAGCACCACTTGCCCCGATCCGTTGCTGTCGTAGCCGCCCAAAGTGCGCGTAGTAGTAGCCTTTGAGGACGACGAGTAATCAAGGATGTCCATCACAAACCCGCCAAATACGCTGGCTGTTGCAGTAGCGCCAGCGATCGTCCTGTCCAACTCCATTTGCGCCTGCGATGAACCTGCCTCCGCGGCGGGGGCAGAACCATCGCCGCGTAAGGCGTGATAAGCGTAGTTCGATGATGTGCTCGCGTTTAACTGATAGCGCACATTCTCGTTACCACTTGCCCGATCACTTCTGACAATGCCTCGAATCTGCAAATGCTGGAAGGTGCCAGGGATTGAGGCAAACTCAATGTTCGCGGCACCGCCGCTGCCCACCGTCACCGTGGCAATCGACTCAAAATCACCACCACCGGCATAAATGAACGGATTAATAAAAAACATCAGGCACGCCTGCCGATGAGGTAAACCTTGGCGCCCTTAGCGCCCGTGCCTGCGACGTCAATGTCGATGGTGATCTCAGCATCGTCAGCCAGACCCGTGTCACTAATCACCGCAGCCGTGGCAGCCGTCGTCGAGGTCTTCTCATTCGCGTCGATCGTAAGTTTCGTAGACAGGATCGTCGTCCCGCCCTCATTTATGTCGAACGTGGGCAGGCCCGACGTTGAGGCCGTGGACAGGGACGCCCGTACCGCCGTGAGCGTCATGGCGAACGGCATGCGGAAGGTGACCTTAGCCGTGCCCGTGGTGAGGGCGGTTTCCTCGTCCGACACCGCGATGCCGATGACCTCCGCAGGACCCTGCCAGATCAGGCCCGTGGACTCGCCAGAGGCCGCGACGAGGACTTGACCGTTGGAGCCGACCGCGAGGCGTGCAGGGGTGTTGTCAGCGGTCGCGGTGACGAGGTCGCCCTTGGCGTCAACTAGGGCTTTTGTGACGTACTGGCTGTGAACGTCCGTAGTCGTGTCGTTCACATGGCTGTTCGTCTCATCGAAATCCCTACCAGAAACGCCATGCCTAAACACAGCTCCAGCAGAATGAGATACAGCCGTAGTGCCATCAACACCACGAGTAACTGTGAGGGTAGTGCCAGCAACGTTAGTGACAGTCACCACCTCTTCAGAGGCAGTGTCAGGGTCAATGATCGCAGTCCACGGAGTAGACACAGGATACCCAGACAAGGCAGTAACTGTGATACTTGTGGTTGAATTATTAGCGGAAGCAGACAGTGTTGTTGCTACCGCAGTAGACGAGTAATATCTACGAGGCATCTATCCTACTTCCGGTAGTGAATGGGTGTGTTGATTTCGCCACGGAAACGACCAACCTCCTCAGCAAGACGCTGCTGATATAGCGCATACAAAGTTCTAGCCACGTTAGAAGCGGAGCCGATCTGGCGACGCTCATCAAAAAAGCCTGCCTGCACTGACGACGGATCCAGCAGTGCCACATCGATTGACGACACAAGTCGCGCAGCCGTCCCAAGAGCAACAACATCCCGGCACGATGCAGGCAAACCCGCTGTAGTCGTGAGCGTGTCCGAACCCGCTGACAGAAGAGTCGGGTCTTTCAAGAACTGAACCTGCACAGTCCTGCCAGGAACAACCGAATCCCATACAGTGATCGTCTTGCCTGTCGTGTACTGAGTCACATTCGCCTGAAGGTCGATCTGCCATCTGCGAACAGTCTCCCAACGGCCCGAAGGGCCAACAGTCTTCCAAGTAACCTGGCTCACCTCATCCACCGTGGAAGGAATAGAGTAGGTGTTCGTGGCTGCCAGGAACGTGAACGTGTGAGTGTCTTTAGCCTTTAACTCTACACCCATAGAGGCGATAGTGTCGTTAATGGCACGCTTCACATAGTGGCGAGGGAACAGTGGATTGAACGTGACACGGGCGTTATCGGAGTGGGTGGTGGCTGTCGTGCCATCAACACCCCTACCCCACGGCTGAAGGGCCACAGCGTTCGTCGTGATCGCGTCAATGTAAACCAGCTCGTCGTCAATCTCAGCCCGACCCATGCCCAGACGGGCACCGTTATCCACATTGAATGTGGTCGCTGTCCCATTTAGGCTGCCATTTAGGGCAGTCACAGACTCTTGTGAACGTACATAACCACGCAGCATCGACAGCACATCGTTAGTCAAATCGTCAAACGTCGTCACAGGTACTCCTCCGTGGTCACGATCTCCTCAGTCACCGTGTAACCAAGCCCCTCAAGTTCAGCCTTCAACGACGTAGACACCACATGATCACGACCACCAGCCAAATACTTCTGGGCATTCCTCGTCCGCTCAAGATCAGGATGAGCGACCTCAGACCACACGCCACTCTCCTTCAACAAGGAAATACCCTCATACTCCTTGAACAGACGCCACTGGTAAGTGCTGACAGGTGGCCGGAAAATCCAGCCCTTCTTCGTCACCACAGCGTTACCGAAATCGTTACTGGGATCCACAGGGCCAGGGATAATGAACACGGTGGCGAGAGTGTCCGCATCCCCAAACTGCTCAGACCCAGCAATACCCGTAGGCGACATTACAGGTGTAAGGCTCGGAGAGCCAACAGAACCAGCAGAGGTAAACCCAGAAGGGTTCATGGATGTAAACGCCTCAGCGTTGCCTACAGAGGCTCCTGAGGGTATCCCTGCGACAGGAGCTTTAGCCACCGTTTTAGCTGTCCCAACAGCGGCAGTGCCAGCAATGCCAGCAACAGAGAGCGAAGCGGACAAAGCAGGCGAACCGATATCACCAGCACCAGCAACACCAGACACAGCCACAGACGCCACAGTCGCAGCAGTGCCCACAGCGGCAACAGAAGCAACCCCAGACACGGCAACAGTCGCATTCACCTGAGCTGTACCCACAGCAGCAGAAGAAGCAACCCCGTCAGGGTAAGCAAACCTGAACAGGTCAGGACCCAGTTTCAGAACTGGGCGCTCCGTTACATCAATAACGGTCATTCAGGACTAGAGGCTGAAAATCTTGTTGGCACCGTTATCCCACACCACGGTGATGTCACCGCCAGCAGGCTTAATCGGGATACCAGTACCCGAATCAATCCACGCAATCACACGCTGACTCGTATCAGCCACATCAGCGCCACCAGTCGAAGCAGACGACTGGAACAGCAGCAGCGCATGATCACTTGCGCTAGACGCAGGCGTCGTAAACGTCACATCAGCCGCATCGAACACGCCATCAGTCACAGTCTTGCTAGACAAGCCAGACGACGTAGCATGAAGCGTGCCACCAGCACCAGTCACATCAGACACCGTGTCATGGGCAGTGTTATACGTGTAGCCCCGCACCAGGGCAACCTTGATCGTAGCCGTATCCAAGTCAATGCTCCCGTCAAGGAAACCTTCCTTGGCCTTCGGGAAGACAGCGTTCGCCACCTGTTCTCCTTAATCGAACTTAACAACTTGCCCCGTTTTGGGGCTGTAATGGGCACCGTTACTGAATGTGTTATCCGTGGCATCAAACGCTGCCCCGGCCTTCGCAGACAACTCAAACGCTTTATGAATGTCTGGAGTCCTAGTAGTTGCTGGCTGAATCCCCGCCTGACGGGCCTCAGCGTAAAGATCAAGCTCACGGTTCTTACTTTTCTCCCGTGAAGCATCAATCCCAAGATGCGAGCGGGACCAACCCACACGCAAAGAAGCAGCCCTCAAGCACTGCCCATAAGTCTCATGGTCTTTCGTAATACACCCGGTCCTGCAAGACATCAGATCCCTCTCAATGCCCCGCAGGGGCCACCCCACCATATGAGTGACCCCCGCAGGAACATCAACTATCAGGCGTTGATAGACGAAGCCGACTCAATGCGGTAAAGCGCAGCCTCACGGTAACGCTTCCACCCGAGAACGCCATACCAGCCCAGAGGGCGGTGACGCATCAGCTTGTCCGTAACCGGACCCATGATCGTGTGCGGCTCCTCAGCAACAGCCTCAGCCAGTGCCTGCTTGCCGACAATGATCGTGCGGTACACGCGAGCAGAAGTCGCGCCATCCGTTGCCGAGTACATGCGAGGAGTCTCAATGAAGTAAGCACCCTCAAACGTACCGATGAATCCAGGCCAGAAGTTCTCCGTAGCATCATACTTGTGGAGATCCTGGAACCCGCCACCCGTAGCCTCCTTGCGAAGATCGAAGGAAACCTCAGGGTGAATGTAGGCAGCGTAAAGGCTACCCTGACGCGGAACCGCAAGGTTCGCACGCAGCTTCGCAACAACGAAGCGAATGTCGTCAGCCTTGATGATGTCCGTGATCTCAACCTCAGAAGTCTGAGTGGGAGTGTCGGACGAGTCACGGGCGAAACGAACATTGCTACCACCACGCAGCTCCGTCATCACAACAGAGTCAAGCGAGTCAGCCATGTTGTACGCGATGATGTCAGCAGCAGCCGGATCAACATCGGACA